AAACCTCTCCGAGAAGCAAGCTCCAAAGCATTATAAGTAATTAGGAAACTATGATGATTCTTCATCATAGTTCTCCTCACTACTTGATAATGCCACATTCCTCTGAGTATCAAGCTCAAGAATTAACTTCTCTAACTTGTTACTCAGATAGGCCCTTGCCCGTGGAGTTTTCGAGTGATTTGACATATTCAGAACCTTCGAGATATCATTAGGAAGAAGTGTAAAGTCTTTAAGACTTACCTTCATCTTATAATATTTCTCAGTTTCCTGAATAGGGTCACTTGATACAGAATATTCAACCTGTGATAAGCTTGATGCAATTTTATGCAAAATACTTATCAATGGATGATATCCTATATTAGGATTATCACTTTTGAATTTTTGATAATAATCACCCTGAGCATAGGTATTGTAGCCCTTAATCTGCTTAACAATGTTATTATGGATAAAATCCATAGTAACGTGTATAAACAGTTCAAGGATATACTGTACCTTGAAATCTTCAGATGTTGAACATCCAAGATTTCATATCTCAGAATTGATGTATTTATCAAGTTTTCAATGAAAATCAACATGCCAGTTATCTTTTCAAGGATTAATTGAGTAGTAGTACTTATTAACTAACTTAGTTAGATAGTAGGCCTTTCTACTTGGTCATCCTTTAAAGAGACTAGCACAAAGTGCACTTCTTGCACTTTGGGCAGAGAAACGTCAACCCCTATCTTCACATTGTTCAATAAAACCTACTATATCTCAATATTGAGATCTAGCATGTTTTAATTGTCCAATGGGAAGTGGAGATCACTCTTCACTATTAATGAAAAATCTTTTAGCAAATTCAAAGGAAGTTTCACTTCTCAATGTCTTTGTTAAATTAATTTCCATTCCTAATGATTCAATGATTTCCTTATAATGGGTTGACGGTTCAGTACCAGATATCACTATATCGTCACCTAATAATATATATGAATCACTAGGAGAATTACTTCTTCTTAGTGACTCATACACTATTAGATGATGTGTCAGTGATAAGAGTGCTCATGAGGCATAAGCTCCCATTGGTTGACCTACACTATAATTGATGGTTTCACCATCCCTTGTAGTAAAAGGAAAACTAGTGAGAATGCTCATGTAATCATTTGCTTTGTCATCTGAACCTAACATCTTTGACAGAAGTCTTTCTTGTAAATTACGAGGAAGTCTATCTGTTGCTGATGTTAGATCCATTGAGTAATACATATCCTCCTTTCGGAGTCTATGAATCACTCCAACTTGATCATAGGTTCCATCTTGTTTAAGAGTACTGATCTTCAACATTAGTTGTTGATGCAGTGGTCTTAAAACAACTTGGGACCAATAATCAAGTATGGCAATGACTCTATTCTTTCCTTCCTTGTCTTCAACAACTGTGATCTTTCTAACTATGTTAGAATTATCACAAAGTTGTTGTAGATCAGGAGGGTTGTGAATATTGTCAACTCTCATCTGATCTAAGATTTCTCTTTGTTCAGAAGTTAAGAATTTGATTATAAGGTTATATAACTTTAAATCAAGGTCTTTAGCCTCTTTACAAATTGAAGCCATCGCTGGCCCAGTTGGGCCTTTAGATGATCTTAGATAGAATTCTGGTTCTGGAATCTCGTCTATTCTCAGGTTCATTTCATTAACAAATGACTCTATAACTGCATCAGAAATAACCGTAATGGTCTTCTGGCCAGTATAGTCTTTGGTAATGCTTGAAGTATCTAACGATCCAACGCCAGTAAACAGCCTTCCTATTTGTAGGATGCTGAGTATTGCTCGTATAGATGTTTTATCCTTCAATCTTATCAAAGGGATCCAATCTTGTAAAAAGACTGGAATTCCATCTTTTGTTAATGAGACCATACTTGATGAATAGACAGGGTCACCACTAGTGTATTTGTATATAGCTTGTCTACACTCCTTAAAATATTTAAGGGTGTAGGCTAGACCATTATGGCTAAACAGCTTGATAAACTGTTTACTATATACAAGTCCACCGGGTTCTACACATGATTGTGATGAAGAGTCTAAACATAATCTTGCTAGTTGAAGGACCATAGTCTCCCAAGTTTTAACAAACTTCAGGGTTTCTAGGGTTTTCCTTCCTCTATCAATTTTTATTTTTATTCTTTTCATTATAATATGTGTAGTTTT